TAGAAATAGGAGGACAAAGAATTGAAAAAATGTATGGTTCATCTATGAATATATTGAGTGATTTAACAATACCACAAGAAAAAAAAGTAGGATTTAATGAAATGATTGGTAATATTCCATTATTAAAACCTAGAAATGGGAAAAAATGTCCATCTCACAATATTTACGTTCATTTTCCATTTTGGTTTAGCAAACACCATGGACTCGCTTTTCCGATGATTAGTTCAAAATATCACAATATACATACAATTTTAAATATAAATTGTCTGGAAAATTTAATATTACAACAAAAATCGATTAATAGTGAATATAGTAAATTAGAAACTTTACCATCTGTACATTTAATCGAACCATCTTTATGGGTTGATTATATTTATTTAGAAGATGAAGAAAGAAGAAAATTTGTTCAACGAAATGTAATGCATACATATTTAATTGAACAATTACAATTCAGTGGTGATAAACCAATTGTGGATACTACTTTCACTTCTATTCGTCTAAATTTTAACCATCCTGTCAAAGAATTGATATGGGTAGTTTTGAAAGAAGATTCTGTTAAACATAATCAATGGTTTAATTGGACGGATAATCGAAATATTGAAGCAAAGAAAGTAAATTCTATTAATGGATATGCGATAAATAATAATCCTGTGAAAACCGCTGGAATAACGTTTGGTAACCGTGATAAATATTCTGATCATAATAGGTTTCAACAACGTGACGGAACATATTTCAATAAGGTTCAACCATTCCAATATCATACTAATATTCCATCAAGTTCAGGTATTAATATTTATTCATTTGCCTTAGAACCCGAAAAACAATATCCATCGGGTCAATTTAATGCTTCGAGAATTGATACACTTAAGTTAAAATTAACATTTGATGTTCCTACAACTGGAATAGTTAAAATATTCGCAGTTTATACCCAACCGCTTCTTATTAGTAGTGGTATGGCTGGGTTGAAATGGTCAGGTTAAAAAAATTGATGTATAAATTTCCAAAATAAATTTATACTAACATATCATGATAGATCTAAAATTGAAAATACTTAATCATTATTATTGCGATGTTAATGAAATTATGGATAATTTGCGAATGAGATGTGACTATAAGATTAATATCAAAACAAAACTCAAGGATTGTAATACTTGTAAAGCCGATATTTATGAATATCGATCGAATGGTAAAAAATATGCTATCCGAATAACCAATAAAAAATTACTAAACGAAAACGCTGTTGTGATTAAAAATGACATGGTTAGAGAATTTAATATTGGTAATACACTATCTTTGAACAATTTATCCCCACAACTCCATCATGGAATTATCTACCACGATGAACAAAATATGCATCTAGTAACTATCACGGATAGATACGAAAATTTAAATTTATATACTAAAAATTTAAAAAACGAAAAAAAATCTAAAGAAATTTGTGATATTTTTGTTAAATGTTTTGAAATTATATTCGAAATTACATATCACTATAATATTATGTTGGCTAATTACAAAATCCAAAATTTTGTATATGAAAAAAATAACGAATTAAATATCAAAATAGTTGATTTCGAAAATGTTTTAGATGAATATATTATGTGTGATACATTGGATCAATATTTTGCAGGTGATACAAATGACGAAAATGATAATACATTTTATGTAAATCCAAAAAAAAAAAAATATTATTTGTTCAAAATGTTTTTAATCCAAATGTTATTTAATTGGAATAGAACTAATGATAATTATTTATGTGAAAATAATCTTATCAAACTGATTGTGGATAATGCGATCGCAAACATATCTAAAAATAAAAAAAATCCATTTTCAAAATATAAAGAAACAAGTTACGAAACTTCGTTATGTGATCCATTTTTCTTGTCATGGCTAAAAATCAGTCGTGAAAAACTTCCACTTGTTAGGTTCAATTTTTATGTTGGAGAATATGATGAATATGAAAAATATCTAAGAATGAATAATGATGTTCCTGAAACCACGGCTAATATGATACGAATGCCATACCAATATATCGTGACATATTCAAAATTAAAAATACTTAATTATTATTATTGTGATATTAATGAAATCATAGATAATTTACGAATGAGATGTGTTCCTAATATTAATATCAAAACAAAACTTAGTGATTGTAATTGTTCAAATGCCGATATTTATGAATATCGATCGAATGGTAAAAAATATGCTATCCGAATAACCAATAAAAAATTACTAAACGAAAACGCTGTTGTGATTAAAAATGACATGGTTAGAGAATTTAATATTGGTAATAGACTATCTTTGGACAATTTATCTCCACAACTGCACCATGGAATTATCTACCACGACGAACAAAATATGCATCTAGTAACTATCATGGATAAATATGAAAATTTAAATTTATATATGAAAAGTTTAAAAAAAGAGAATAAATCTAAAGAAATTTGCGATATTTTTGTTAAATGTTTTGAAATAATATTTGAAATTACATATTGCTACAATATCATGTTATCCGATCACAAAATCCCAAATTTTGTATATAAAAAAAATAAAGAAACCAATGAACTAAATATTAAAATTATTGATTTTGACCGTGTTTTTGATGAACACATTTTATGCGATTCATTAGATCAATATTTCGCAGGTGACAAAAGTGATGATGTAAATGAACAAATGTTTTATATATCTCAAAATAAAACAAAATATTATTTGTTCAAAACATCGTTAATTCAAACTTTATTTACATGGAATAGAACTAATAATAATTATTTGTGTAAAAATAATCTTATCAAGCAAATCATGGATAATACAATCTCAAACATAAGAACTAAATATAAAAATAATCCATTCACAAAATATAAAGAAACAAGTTACGAAAAATCATTATGTAATAGTTCGTTCTTGTTATGGTTAAAAATTAGTTGTCAAAGACTACCACTAGGTCTATTCCATTATTACATTGGACAACATGACGAATATGAAAAACATCTAAATGCTTCAAGGATTATCAATGGTATAGTTAATGATATAATTGAAACAGTGCTTAATTAGTTACGAACTTCAACAAAAAAATGAAAATATTTACATAATTATTACATAGTCATTTTTTCAAAAAATGAACTATTTTTTCAAATTAGTCGAAAAAATAAGGGATAAAAATTCGAAGAATTTTTAAAGGGGTTGAAAATTCGAAGAATTTTCAGTCGACCCCCTTGTTGCGAAGCCATTTTTGACTTTGTCAAAAATGAACCCATTTTTTTCGACAGAGTCGAAAAATGTATAAAAACACTACATTTTGCTTTGCAAAATGGCACGTTTTTTCGACAGAGTCGAAAAAATAAGGAGGTTTTAAAGGAGACAAAAAATTCTCCGAATTTTTTACCTCCTTGGATATTATAGAATTTTTAATTTAATTAATTTATTTAATTTATTAATAAAAATAAATCCCAGAAAATTATTTTCTAAACTTAGTATATATAAAAAAATGGGTGGAGGTTTAATGCAATTAGTCGCTTACGGTGCTCAAGATATTTATTTGACAGGTAACCCTCAGATTACCTTCTTCAAGGTTGTTTATAGAAGACATACTAACTTCGCTATGGAGGCTATCGAACAAACCTTTAACGGTTCAGTTGGTCTCGGTAACAGAGTTACCTGCACTGTCTCTAGAAACGGAGATTTAGTTCACAGAATGTGGTTACAGGGAACAGTTCTTGGTACAACTACTGCTTCTTTGAACGCTGGTCACGCTTTGGTCAGCGAAGTTGAGTTAGAGATTGGTGGACAAAAAATCGACAAACACTACGGTGATTGGCTCGAAGCATGGTCTCAATTGTCCATGCCTGCGGGGCATTTGTCTGGTTACCAAACTTTAACTTTGGACAACATCAGTACTGCTGCTACCCACAGTTTTTATGTTCCACTCCAATTTTGGTTCTGTAGAAACCCAGGTCTTGCACTTCCTCTTATTGCACTCCAATATCACGAAGTTAAGGTTAATCTTACATTTGGTTCACCCGCTAACTTAAATGCATCACCTGCTTTGACTTGTGCATTATGGGTTGATTATATCTATTTGGATACTGATGAGAGAAGGCGTTTCGCTCAAGTTTCTCACGAATATTTGATTGAACAAGTTCAATTTACTGGTGACGAAACTGTTGCATCTGGTTCTAACAACATCAGATTAAACTTCAATCATCCAGTTAAAGAATTAGTTTGGGTTCAATATGCTACTGGTGATACTCTTGCACTTGCCGATGTTTATCAAGGTGCTGGTTCAACTAACATGAAATTACAATTGAACGGACATGATCGTTTTGCAGCTAGACCTGCATTATATTTCACTCACGTTCAACCATTCCAACATCACACTAGAATCCCCGCGGGTAACGTGTTCTGTTACTCTTTTGCACTTAAACCAGAGGAACATCAACCATCTGGAACTTGCAACTTCTCCAGAATCGACAACGCTACCTTAACCATGGGTGCAGCCGCTGCTGGTGTCGCAAAGATTTTCGCAGTTAATTACAACGTTTTACGTGTTATGTCTGGTATGGGTGGCTTAGCATACTCTAATTAGATAATTACGTTTAATTAATTTAATTTATTTTAATTTTATAGAAAATTAAAAAATATCAGTATATAAATATAAAATGCTCAACGATATAATGAATTCTTTAAACATCGAGAAAAAAATGAGGGGACCCATAATTTGCGGAATTTTGTTTTTCGTAATGTCCCACCCAATGTTCCAAGACTTTATGATGAAAGGTGTGAACACTGTTGTGTCCGTTGCATCGTCTGTGGTTGATGTTAGCCCTGTATCAGAAATGTTAGTTGATGGACAATCCTTAAGCAATGTAGGACTTGCTCTTAACGCAGTATTGTTTGGAGTTGCTGTTCAATACCTTTGTTAGATAAAATCTATTTTTTCAATATATAGAATGCTTGATTTCAAATCTCTCCAAAAAATCGATTTTTATCATATGAAAAAAAAAGATTGGAAAACATTACTACCATTCGCTATATTATTAGGATCTTTAGCATTCAAATTATATAGGAAATTAAACGAAAATCTAACAAAACAAGTAATCAACATAAACGAAGATGGGACAATCATCGAAAATTAAACATTATTTTCTTATAATTAATTAAGTTAATTATGAACAAACAATACATAATAGTAATATCTATCTGTTTATTGTTACTTATTTC